CTATTTTCTCTGCAAACTGTGTACCAAATCATTATACACATCCGGTCTCACTTCTTTCAGCGCATCCATAAACTCATCCAGCACACGCCATACTCGCCCGGTATCGGCCTTTTTTACAATCTCCAAAAATTCACTCATCCTGTAAACGCTCCAATTTCCGCATTACGCCATTATAAACTTTAGGGTTTGCCACATATAAAGCCGACATAAGCTCATCCAGCACGTTCAGCGCCGCTGTGGTGTCTACGTTTGCCACAGCCCGTAAAAAGTCACTGCTGCCAACAGCAGCCCTTGTAGACGGCTCTGCCGCTGCGTAGTAGCGAACAGGCTCTTGCGGTTCTGCTTTCTGCGGAGAATGGGACGCATCTGCAAGACGCTGATTTTTCACAACATACAGCGCTGCCAAATTTTTAACTCTGGTCATAGTGAGTTCGCTGTTTTCGATTTCGGCTATAGCGCCGTCAATCTCTCGCACGTCAACCATAGCCCTTACACCTCGCTTTAACCGTTTCGCATCGTGTCAATGCAGCGCTGGATGACTTCCCTGTCTTTGCTGTCAGCCCCGCGCATAATATCTTCCATGCGGGAAATCAGTGAATCGCGCCCATCGTCCATGCTGTAGTGCCCGCGCACATAGTGCTGACCTCGCCGCGCATAGCTGCTGCCGCGTCCGTAATTGCCGCGCATGTTGGCGCTCCAATCACCATCGCGGCTGTAATCCTCATCGCGGCTGTAACCGTCATCTTCCAGCATGACAATTTTGTCGATATTTTTGATAGTGTCAGTCAGCTTGTGAACAGTTTCCAAGTCACCGGCAGACATTTCACCCTTCTTTCCGATTTCGTCCAGTTCTGCGCATAGCATGTCTTTCAAGTCATACAAAACTCTTTTACTCATGGTTTACTCCTTTCAGCTCACTCTCTCAACCACAAAGTTTGCGTTCGCAAACAAAACGGTTTGTGTGCTTGTATTTTCGGCGGCAACGGTCAGGCAGCAGCCGCGCGGAACTTCAACAAAAGACGTCACATAGATATTAAAGAAGTTTTCTACTGCTGCCGGTGTCACGGTTGCAGTCGCACTGTTCAGCGGTTCGCCGTTGATGGCAAGCGCAGCCGTAATAGCTTCCACTGTGCCGCCGGTAGGGATAGCAATGTTTGCACCAAATCCCACTTTGAAACGAGCTTTGCACTGGTTCGTAATGCCGCGCAGCGTAACAATACCGGCGCTCTCTCTGTGTACGACACAGCCCTTGCCCGCTACTGCCGTTTCCGTAAGCGGCACGTTCTGGCCTGCTGCCACGCTCACGGTATTGGCATTTGTAAATTCAGCCATAAAATCATTCCTTTCAAAAAAAGATAGTGGCGGGACGATTGCCCCGCCACATTTTGCACTATCGGCACGGGGCCGAACATGTCAGATGTTCCGACAAGTTGCCGTATTAATTTTTAGCATCCGCAGCCGTTGCAGGTGCCGCAATTCCCATACTGATACGGAGCAGGAACGGGGAAAGCCGGAACAGGGCGGGGGTTGTAGTAAGCAAGCTGCCCGCTCATATAGGCTTTCAGCGTTTCATTCTGCGCAGCCTGACTTGCGGCAAGCTGTGCGGCAAAAAGCTGCTGGTTCTGCTCGGCAATCTTGGCATCTTTAGCCTCAATGCGCTGCGCCGTCAGTGCGTCAAGCACAGCGCGGGCGTTCGCGTTCTGGTTTTCGATGATGTCCCGAGTGCCGTTCTGAATGGTCTGGCGCGTGTCGCAAGCCTGCGTAGCAAGGTTGTAGTTTACGCCCTGGATGGCCTCGCGGGTCTCGCAGCAGCAATTAGCCTGCTGCATCTGCATGGCGTTGAGCTGCTGCATAAATGCCGCCTGCTGATTGGCGCGGCTGATTTCGGCGCTCATAAAGCCCTGCTGCATAGCGTTCTGCACGCCGTTTACAAGCTGCGCCTGTGCATAGAAACCATCGCACAGGCCGTTGTTTACGTTGTCAATCTTGCGTTCGATGTTGGCAAAGTCGCTTGTAAGGATGTATCCATCCATAACGCCAGCACCATTACCGCCGCCAAATCCGTTATTGCCCCAGTTACCGCCCCAGCCGCAGAAAACGAATAGGAAGAGAATAATAATCCACCACGCACCGTCGCCGCCAAAGCCCCAGCCGTTACCATTGCCCGTATTAGCGGGCTGCACAGGCATTGTCATAACAGTGCCGTCCGAAGAAAGACTCATGTTTAACTCCTTTCAAAAGTTGAATGTATTGTTCACCGTGCGCACGGGTTGAACCTATTTTAAAAAGCTCTGAAACTGCTGCGCCATCGCTTGCAGCTGGTTTAGCTGCTGCTGGCTCATCTTGCCGGATTGCAGCAGCTTTTCCACCTCTTGTTTGGGGTCGCCCTGAAAGTTATTGCGGAACTGCTGAAACTGCTGCATCATTTGCTGGAATTGTCCCATTGCGCCCGGCATTTTGCCGCCGCCAAGAGCGTTAAACAGATGGTTGCTCATTGTCTGCCTCCTTTTTCTTGCGCGTCAAAGGTTTATCTGCCGCCAGCGCGTCAAAGCGGGCTGTCAGCGCGTTGAACTCTTGCCGTGTGACATATTCCTCTTTCGATTTTTGCGCTGTCTGTGCGGGCTGTTTCTGGCTTGCCGTGCGTTCCGAGTAGTCAAAAACGCGCAATGGCTGCGGCATACCGCTGGCATCGGTGGACTTAATGTAAAATGTACTGTTTTCGCTGTCCATCAGCAGTACGCTGTTCCCTGCCGCCACCATATACGCTTTGGCTCCTTCTTCACCCTGCACCCAGATAATAGGCGAGCTTTGCTGTGCCGGTTGCTGTTGCGGATATGCCGCTTGCCGGAGCTGTGTAAGCTGATCGGGCATGGCCGACGGCATCTGCTGCCCCATTGGATAATAGTTCGGCATATAGCCGGGCTGATACGGTACGCCAAACGCCATAGTCAATCATCCTTTCTGCCAGTAGTACAGCGGCACTTCATCGCCGCTGTCCCATGTATCCAGCCAATCGCCATTTTGCACGCACACAACATGCGTAGCCATTGCCAAAATATACGTGCCGTCCGAGTGGTCTTTTGCAAACTGCGCCACTGTGTAACAATCCGGGCAGCTATTTGGCAACGTGTAGCGCTTCCACCCACATCGCCGCAGATAACTGCCCCAGACATAGTTTGCAGACGGCATATCATGAAGTTCAAATCCTGCCAGCACAAGCGCCGCATATACAGTCGCCCACTCTTGATGCGTTGCGGCTGCAATGGCTCTGACTGTACAATCTCCAACGCGCTTTTGTTCCGGGTTTAGGTTGATTTGCTTGTATGCCATCCGAACCGCTCCTTTTATATAAATTGTACAAAAAAAGACGGCACAACGTAGGCCAGTAAAGTGCCAACATTGTGCCGTCTTTGGGACAAAATAAAAAAGGCGCGGCCACAAAAGCAGCCGCGCCTTTTAAATCAGCCTATTTTGTTTTTGATGCTGTGTACGCGCCGTTTTACCGTGCGCTCGCTGCAATTCAGTTCTGCCGCAATATCAGCATTGCGCCAGCCGCGCCGCCGAAGCTGCAAAACATCTGTTTCTTCATCGGTCAGCAAACCACCGACAAAATCAAACTTTGGCATGATTACTCATCCTTCTTGTTCTTGCTTTCGGTCTGTGTGCCAAAATAAAAGGCCACGACCATTGTCACAATGGTCATGACCGTGTCAGCCTGCAGTGCCCCTCGCAAGGCCATTGTAGCAAACACCGCAACCACCACAAGCGTTACAATGGTTTTTACCTTGATAAGCGCTGCAAGATTTTTCAAAAAATCGCCCATTGATATGCACCTTCTTTCACCCGATCAGATGCTTTTGCAAATCTTTCTTTGCTTTCTGCATCTGGTCAATGTTGTTTCCATCCAGATTGTGGTCAAGCAGGGCAAGCAGCGCCTGCATGGTCACACGCTGCCCCTCGTCCATGCGGTCAAGCCGCTGTTTGTCGTTTTTCAAGAATCCCTCCATGGCGTTCACCCGCTCTTCAAGCTTGGTAATGCGTTTGTCCTGGTCGGTCTTCGGCTTTTTTACGGCGGTGATGACTTTGCTGATGGCCACGCCCCCGGCATACAGTCCGGCGGCAGCGCCCGCCGCGTAAATTAAAAACGCCCAGGCCTCCGCAAGCGTAAACGAGAATACATGCTGCATCGGCATCATACCTCCGCCCATTCAGATTTGTACAGCCCGGCATCCGTCAGGCCGCGTTCCTTGCACAGCAAGTAGATTGCGTCTGCATCGCCCTGCGTCACCGGCCCGATGGTAATCACTTGTAACTTGCTTGCGGGCTTGTCCACCGCTGGCAGAGCCTTTACCAGATGATTCAAATCAACCACGCCAGTGATGCCCGGCACGCCGCCCTCTGCGGTCTGGCTATACTGGTGAATGTATCGTGGCAGGCTCGTGTCGTAGTTCGTGCGCGTGTCGGCAAGCCATCCGATGTAATCTTCACACAAATAGGTGTAGTCGATGTTTGCGCTTGCGAACGCCGTAAAGGTGTAAATGCCTGCCGTGAATCCGTGCGCTTTGGCCTTTTCGCAAAATGCCATTGCAATTGCCGTGCGCTGGTCTTTCGTCAGGTTGTCGGCGCGGCCATCGTGAACGCCGGTCTTGGTTGTGTGTCCCCATTCGCTGTCGAAGAACAAGGGATAGCCTGTCGGGGCAAGGCTTGCGCAGAAATCAGCTTCCTCGCGGGCTTCGTCCACTGTGACCGCCTGCGAGAAGAAATAAAAGCCGAACAGCTTTCCGCTTGATTTCGCCCCGGCAAGGTTAGCATCGTACTGCTCGTCCTTCATCAGCTTTCCGCTGCCGTATCCGCGATACCCGATGCGAACAATGGCACGGTAGGGAACCTTTGCCCAGTCAATAGCGCCCTGATGGTGAGACACATCAATCAGAACTTCCTCGCCGCTGGGCTGCACAGGCTGGCCACCGTATGTGCCCGCCTTGTTGGGTATGCCTGCATACGCAGTCGGGTCAAGGCCCTTGCTCGTGGCAGTGGCTCGCACTTCAAAGTGGCAGTGCGTCCATGTGCCTGCTGCGTTGCCAGTCTGTCCGACAACCGCCAGCACATCGCCGGTCTTTACTTTCTGCCCTACGCTTGCAAGCAACTTGGAGCAGTGGCAAAAATACAGGTAATTCACTGCATCCGGGGTCTGGTTTGAGTCCAGCTTCACGCAGATATAATAGCCCCATTCCCATGTCTTGTTGCTCTTGTTCGTCACGATGCGGGCTGTAACGACGGTTCCTGCAATGCTCTTGCCGTTGTAGCCGGGCATGCGGATTTTGTCGTCATCCATACCGCAAACATCAATGCCGCCGTGCCAGGTCTTGCCGCCGCCGCGCGTGTAACCGTAGCAGCTGTACGGGTACTTCACGAGATTTCTTCCGCTAAAAATCATGGTATCACTTCCTATCATTCGTCGGTGGTATTTTCAGCGCCGTCAACCTCCGGCACATCCGGCGTCTCCGTAACCTTGTCTGCGCTCTCTCTCGCATCCACCGCATCATAATACGCCTGCGCAAGCGTCTCCACCTCGGCAATGTCATCTTCGGTCAGCAGCCCATTGTCAAGGTGCGTGTACGCCTTATCAAGCCAAAACGCAACATCGCGTCCTGCTGCAATTTCCCGCTTGATGCTGCGCAATGTTAAATCGTGCCGTGCTTTACTCTTGATAGCCATTTTATTACTCCTTTCAGGTTTGCGATGCCACCGCATCTTCCAAATCGGTAATGCGCTTAATGGGGTCTGCGCGTCCCGTCACAGTCGCGCTGTCGGCGTCAGTCAGTACGGTGTTCGCTCCTGCAAGCGCTGGCAACGGCTGTGCGCCTGTCGCAGTGAAGGGCGTTTGAGTTGCCAGCTTGTAGGCCACTTGTACGGGTGTCCCCGCGGCGTACAAGTTGGCAAGGAAAGTCTTAAACGATGCTATGGCTTTTTTGTCATCCGTCGTGTCTGACAACATATCTGTCTTCATGCAATAAATAAGATATCGAGAACTCCCAGCAACAGCAAAGCCAATTCCCACGTTCTTTCCACCCCATATATTTCCTGTTGTACGCAGTTCGGCGCTGCACAGAATTTTATCGCTATCACCCATATCACTGGAATAATCATTGATATCATAGGTATAAAAGCCTGTGACAGTTGCGCTGTTTTTATTAACGCCCCACGTGTTCCAGTTTTCCGTACCATCCAGCGATACAGATTTCCACGTCTTCCGTCCCTCTCCCGTCACCGCGTCCACCTCACCGCCATAAACGGTTTCAGGCAGGGTCAGGGTGTTGGTCTGCCCGATGTATGGTGTGTAGGTGGATGGAGTGTCCTTCGATACGACAATCGCAACAGTCATATCAATAACATCGCCTTTTGCAAACTGTGCATTCATAGCAATAACAGTTTCATCTTTTACCCGTAGTCCGTAGAGCGTGTAAGTTTGCTTCGTTCCCTCCATTGTAAATCCAGTGATTTTCAGATTTCTTCCTGCAAGAAGTTTTTGCTTGGTGTCAAGGATGCCGAAGCTGCCACCTCCAACTTCACGGTTGTAAGTTCCACTTAAATGAACCTTGTTGTCCCCAATATAAGTTATCGTTAAGCCATACGGTGTATAAGTGTTATAGGCGTTCTCTTTTGGATTCAGCAGATTCTCCCCACACCGCTCCACCCTCACGCTGTCACGTCCCTTGATAGGCCGGATGTTTTCCGGTGACGGCGTTCCCGTGCCCTCCTGCATGGGCTCCCACTTCGCTTTCACGCCCAGCGGATATCCCGCCACAGGGTAGCACACAACAGGGTTGCCGCTTTCTTCCAGCGGCGGGCAAAGCATATCAATGATGTGCTTGCTGCTCCACGGCGCGTCCTCGCTCACCGCCGTATCATCAATCTGTACGCCGTCCTTTCCAGCAGGCCCCTCCGGGCCAACCTCTCCCTGCGGCCCCTGCTCACCGCGCTCACCCTGCGGGCCAGTATCACCCTTGGGGCCAACCGGGCCAGTTTCGCCAACAGGCCCCTGCGCGCCGGTATCGCCCTTCTCGCCTTGTACACCCTGAACGCCCTGCTCACCTTGGGGGCCGCGCTTTCCGGTGTCGCCCTTCTCGCCCTGTGGGCCTCGCGGACCAGTTGCACCCGTTGCCCCGGTAGGGCCTTGAACTCCCTTTTCTCCTTGCGGCCCCTGCGGGCCTACGGGGCCTCGCGGGCCAGTATCGCCCTTGTCTCCTTTGTCGCCTTTGGCTCCATCCTTGCCGTTAAATTTGCCGTTAGCCGCATCATTTCGCAAGTTATCGGCCACGCTCTTTGCTTCCGCGCTGTTCTTTTCTGCGTTAAGTGCAGCCTGCAAAACCTGCGTGGCAAGTGATTCACTGGGTTTAAACGGCTCAGTTCCACCAACGGGGCCGCGTGTAATCACGTTGTATCCCTGCGTTTTTGTGATGCGCTGCACACCATTGGCAACGCCGCAATACACGATAGTGCCCGTACCCTCATTGGCGGTTGCTTCGGCAGGCACATCAATCAGTCCGTTTTCCGGCAAACGGATTTCACGGGGTTCGCCCTTCGGCGGGTTAAACGTTGCCGTTACAGCAAGCCCGCTCCACGTATCGTCAAGGGTCACATGCAGCTGCTCGATACCGTAACTGCCAAAAGTGCCAAGCGATAAGTTGCCGGGTCTAACACTGTATCCTTTCAGCTGTACTTCATGCAATGCCATTACACGCCCTCCAATCTGGCTTTAACCGCATCGCGCCACTTTTCCGGCACATCTTCAAGTGTCATGTGACACACATAAAATTGCATCATCAGGTAACACCTCCCGCTACCGCCACCCCCTTCGGGGTCAGCCGGTGCGCTTCCACATATAACAGGCCGTGTACTTGTTCACGATGGGCATAGGCTTGTTGCCGCCAGTTTGTGAACTTTCTGTTCCCTCCTGTACTCTTGGGTTGTATGGGACTCGTCCAATCGGGGTTATATATAAATTCTCTTCACTGTAACTTGACGGGTATCCCTTTTGGTATGAGGCATATGCGTGAGTGTGACTTGGCAACTGTTCCACCGTTTGCGTCACTTCCCACGCACCGCCAGTACTGCCCGCCGGGTGCGTTCTGTCTGCCGCCCGCAAAAAGCAGTCCGTGATCCGTTCCCAGCTTGTCCCAGGCCAGCGCTGTGCCGGTTGAATTTCGCTCATCGTTGTGATTATGTCGCCCACCCAGTACGGGCAGACGTTCAAGGGGTTATGTGCTCCACTCATTGGCTCACCTCCAAAACAAACACTGCCGCACTCGTCGGCGCGCTGTTCGCATAAAACTTAACCACCCCGGCTCCGGGTTCCAGCGCGGCTACCATCCGCACCGCATCCGTCACCCTCGTGAGGTCGGATACGATAACCCGGCTGTCTGCCGTCACCCCGGCCACCGTGACAGTGGCGCAGGTGGTGTAGCTGCTCGTGCCGCCGTCGTCCCAGGGCACTGTGTAATCGCCGGAAGTCCAGGCGCTGGCTGTCACCGTAACCGTCACCGGCTTGGGCAGTTTTGCGTCAATTTGGGTCTTGTCGTAGTAATTCGCAAACTTACTGCTTTGGCCAGTGTCCTTCCAAACCCCGGTATCGCTGTCCCACACCCAGATTGTATCAGTTTCGCCCACAATGGCCCAGTTTCCGTCATAGCCGGTATTGTGGGCCGCGTACAGCGCCTCGTAATTTGGGTACCACCCAACCGCGCCCTGGCTGACCTGCTGGGCCAGCGCGGCGTAGTATTTGGCGTTGTTCATTCCCTCGCCGGGTCGGGATGCCGTATCGCCCACGGCCCAGCTGCGGGCCTCTTTTGCACTGGCCGCAGCGGCCTTGGCGTTGGCAGGGGCCGCCTTGATGGCCTCGATGTTATCGTGCACATCCTGGATGCCCGCCTCGTTATCCCGCACGATTTTTGCGTTGGCGGCCACCTCAGCGGCCAGCACCTGCACGGTCTTGTATTCATCCAAGCTTTCAAGCATCCCATCCTGCACCGGGTTCCTGTCGATGTCCAGCCGCAGAGCAGCCATACCGGCCACACCACCGCCTGCCAGCACCTCTACCACTGGGGCGAATGTGCCGTAGCTGGTCGTCATCTGGGCCGTCACGGCCATATAAACTGTGCTGCGGTCACTGCTCACGCCCAGCGCTGGGTTGTAGACATAGTGCCCGTCTTTTTTATCCATCCTCAGGTTGACATCCGCGCCGGTGGGCAGTGTCCAGGGCTGCCCGCCCTTGTACAGGGCCACGGCCAGCACCGGGAGCGTATCGTCGTACTGTACCAGATGCACCGGCTGCACAACGTCCCGCCGGTCAAAATCCGCCCGCGTCGCCTTGATAAGTGCTTCTGCGGGTGGGCTGTAATTGGCTGCCGCCATTTAAAAACACCTCACTGTATCATTCTGCCGTTGACAAGCACATAGCCGTTGCCCGCGCCGTCCACGCCCAGCTGCACCTTCACGTTGCCGCCTGCGTCGCTTATCGCGATAGCGCCGCCCTCATACTGGCCCGCCATTGTGACGTTAGCGATCATATTGTTGGGGTTGCCGGCCGCCGGGCCGTACAGCACAAGTCGGCCCACGGCGTTGTTGCTGCCCCACGTAGACATGAACGCGCCCATGTGCCAGTTTCCGTCGTTAGTCTTGCGGTACATTTCAATTTTGGCGTCGTCGATGACGCACTTGCTCTCCGACACCGTCGAAGTGAATTTGCCGGTGATGTCCACAGACCCGTCCGAGCCGATCTTAAAGTTGTCACTATTCACAACAAGTCCGCCGTTAAAAGTCGTGACTCCCGTGTCCAGGTTGGACACAAACTTTCCGTTAGTGGACTGCAGCACGCCGCCCCGGATAAGATTCGCACTCATAGTCCCGGTTGTGATGAAATCGGCGTTGATTGCACCGTCCATCGTGGCGGCCAGGCGGTACGGCCCGCCGTAGCCGCTGCTGCTGTAACCCCAACCGGCCAGATTCCACCGCCAGACCTTGGTAGCCTTTTCAATTTCCGGCTTGTCCATTACAAGGATTTCGTCCGGCTCGTCCGCGCCGGTGGAGCTGTGCAACACCACATAGCCGCCCAGATTGCCGGTGATAAGCTGTGTGGCGCGGTCAATAGCCCGTTCCAGGTCACTGCGCGTCTTGTTCACGGTGCTCTGTACGGTCTTGCCCATGTCGGCCACAGTGTTGGCCAAGCTGCTGCGGGCGTCCCCCAGCTCCACGCTGTCGTAACGCTCCAGGAGCACGTCATAAACCGTTTTAATGCACCGAGCGTCCGCGCTCACGCCCAGCTTCGCAAACTGCACATGAACGGTATCGCACAGGCACACCCGCTCCAGCAGGGCCATGTCGGCATATTCGGCGGTCTGTTCCAGCTGGGCAAAACTCAATGTCAGGCTCACCTTCGGCACGCCCACCTTGTTGGCGGCGATATAATCCAACGCGGCCTGCCGCAGCTGGGCGGCGGTGGGCTGCTCTTTTATATCCTGGCTTACGTCAAGCGTGAGCACACGTACAAAGTCATACTGGCCGTCCGGCACGTTGACCACCGGGTTGCCGGTGATCTGGGTCACGTTTCCGTCGTTGTCAACCCAGTAGGGATAGACGCCGGTGTAGACCTCGGCGCAGCTTTCTTCCTGGGTCAGATCGGTCAGGTTCTTTCCGTAGCGGATCGTCACGCCGCGGTCTGTGCCGCGCTGGCTGTGCAGCTTGACGGTGGTATTATCCCACTCGTATTCGCCGCCGTACACATCCAGCACGCTGCCCTCCACGCCGCCCAGCAGACTGCGCAGACTGCCGGGCACGGCCACGGCAAAGTCTGCCACGGTCTGGATGTCTGTCCAGAATGTGTAATCACAGCTCACCGCCGCATGGCTTTTGAGCTGCTGCAAGGCGTCGACTGCGTTCAACGCCTTGCACGGTCCCACCGGGATGCCGCTCAAATCGTAGCTGATGTGCTGCGCGTTGACCGTCACTTGTCCATTGATGGGGCGGCTGATTTTATAAATTCTGAAATACTGCGCCTCGCCGTAGGGGTTCGGCTTTGCCAGAATCAGCCCGCGCAGCGCCAGGCTGCTGTAATGCTGCCCGGTGATGGGATAGACCATTTCCAATTCAAACGCGCCGTTGCGCTCCTCGGTCACGGTGCAGCGCACAGCATCCCGCAGCACCCCCACGCCGTTGCCCTTAAGCCCCGTCGTGCCGTCATAATATCTCGGATAGCTAATGATTTACACCTCCTACAACGTCCACCATCTAGGTGTGATTTCGCACTTGCTAATGCCGCCGCTCCAACTAATTTGTGTAGCTCCTGCCCCCAGAGTGGGAAATTCAGGCGCAGTTACATATTTATTTAAGTTTATCGCTTCTTTATAAGCGTCCATCATTTCGCAGTCTAGATACATCGGCCCGGTGTAACCTGTAACACTTATTTGTGTGCCCCCAACTTGTAATTTGGCATCGCCAGTAACGGTTAGTGCGATAAGCGGAAGGGAAGGGAATACAGTTGGATTGTACAGAGAATCACCGCTTTTGACTTCAACAGCATTTTCGCCGTCTTTTAAGTATTTCTGTGGTTTGCAATCCAACGAAATGGTAAATGGCGCAAGGTGGTTTGCCCGGATATCAGTTTCCGGGAAATTAACAACCCGCGCCATTCTGTACACATTTGGCTCTTCCTCTGTTTCAAGCCTGCGATAGCCTAAAGTAGTTCCACGCAAAAACGCTGAAATCGTTGGTAAAGTGTCGCTTACATCAGTGTCCGTCAGCGCAAAGCATTTCGCAGTTGCACTAACATTACCATAGCTTCCATCCCATTCAGTCAAATTGCCACTGCGGCCAGAAATGGTCGTGGATGTAACCCTGGGTGTCGGTTGGCCGAAAGTAATTCCACTTTGCAACCGAATCCCAACATCAAGGCTACAAATGCCGTCCAACCAAAATCCATTAAGCATATACAGCCGCCTTTCTGTTGCTTTGCGCCTGAAGCTCATACGAAATCTGATTCGCCAGCGCATGTGCCATAGAATTCACATCGGAAAACTGAATACCGTTAATATCGATGTTGATCGTCATACCGCCAGCCGCGTTTTCGTTGCCTTTACGGTATTGCGTCGCCTCTGCGCTTGTAAGCACCATCTCGCCGCGATGCAGGTTGGCAATATAGTTGTCATACGGTACATAATCAAGGCCACCTGCGTGACTGCCATCTGTGCCACTACTGTTGACATCAACATTAACAGAGCGGTTTCCGAACAGGTTGTTCCACAAACCATTAAACCAGCTGACAAGGCTGTCCCAAGCTGCCGAAATGCCGTCAATAATGCCATCAATGACCGCGTCGCCCATCTGCATTGCACCTTCTACAATGTCCGGCAAATGCTCTATAAAGTAGGTCAGAAGGGTCTCCACGATAGATGCAGCGGCAAGCATAATGTCCGGCAAGTGTTCCGAAACGCCCTCTACAAACGCAATCAGCATTTGTCCGGCAGTGTCGAGCATCTGCGGCAAGTTCTCATTTAGCTTTGAAACCAGCGTCAAGACGATTTGCAATGCAGATTGTGCAACGGTTGGCAGCATTTGATAGATGCCGTTTCCAAGCACGGTTATAATCTGAATTGCCGAATCAATAAGTTGCGCCGCGTTTGCGCTGATTCCCGTAACAAGCGTCTGCACGATGTTCACGGCAGACTGTGCCAGCTGCGGCAGAACGGTTTCAATCAAGCTCGGCAGCTCTGCCATGATGGGAGGGACAAGGCTCTCTATCAGCTTAGCAGCGCCGTTCAGGGCGACTTCTATTCGGGGAAGGATGTTACTTGCCGCTGTAGTTGCGCTATCCACAAAGTTGCTGATAAGCTGCTCAAAATTGGCATTATCATCGGCAATTCCAGTTACAAGGTTTGACCATGCGGATTTTGTAGCGTTCACACTTCCTTGAATCGTTGTGGATGCTTCTTTAGAGGTCGTACCAGTAATGCCCATTGCGTTTTGAACATCATGAATCGCGCTTACAACGTCCGCATAGCTGTTAATGGTGTAATTGGTATAGTTTCCCTGCGCGGCGTTCAGCTTGTTTGCGTCATCAAGTAGACGCTGCATTTCCTGTTTTGTTCCGCCATAGCCGAGTTTTAGGTTGTCTAACCATTTTGTTACCCCCGGTTTCCCGGTATTATAAAAAGCCACGCGCGTTTCCGCACATGGCTTTTAAGGGATTAGACTATATCTTCAACTTTTTCAAAAATCCAGCCTTTTTTATTTCTCTTGCGGTATCGACTGTTGTACTTAATTTCACTGTCAGAACAGTGAAAGTATTCAGCCGCCGCTTGTCTGGATTCAAATAGGATTGTCCTGCCGTCGAGATGTGTTGCCCTTACCGGACGTTTCTTATTTTTAATTCTGGAATGATACCCATACGACAGTGCGTTTTCAGAAGGCGTCACCCATCTTAAATTAGAAACGTCATTGTTTGAGCGATTCCCGTCTATGTGGTCAACCCAGCACTTTTCTTTGTTCTCTGGTTTTTCAAGAAAAGCATCAGCAACAAGACGGTGTACATGCTTAGATATTGTAATCCTGCAATATCCACCATTTTTGCTAAGCACCATTATTTGTCCGGTGCTATCTTTCTTAACTCTGCCCTTATTGCTGACTGAGTATCCCGGTAAATCGGGAATCTGTTTCCAAATCTCCACGGCTTTTAATCCTTTCAAAAAAAGTTGGTGCGCACTTCCAACTCCGTACCAATAGGCGTTGTACTCGGTGACGAACCGATAGTCGTTTGACCTTCTATACTTTGTATTATATCGCAATTTCACCTGCTTTGCAAGTGTAACTTTGATATAGCATAGTTTGGCACAGGATAACCATGCTGTAAAAGCCATAAACAGTTTAGGTTTCCCCTGTTAGCACAACTGTCTCATGCAGCCATTTCCTGCCGCCTTTTCAGTTGCACACCCGTGGTAGGTTCACGCACGCTCACTGCATAATCACTTATGCAGCGGACATTAGATTTATCGTGTAATTCTGCTTGCTAAAGCCATTATAAGCATTCTGGATGCTCTCCATGTCCGTTCCCATTTTGTTGGCATTGTCGGACATGTCACCAATGGCAGTATTGGCAAGCTCTGCCGCCTGTTCCGTATCGCCCCCCAGACTAGACACAAGCGCTGCTGCAAATGTAGTTGCCGTGTTCATGTACTCGTTTGCCGAAAGTCCAGCCGTTTTGTACGCATCGGCTGCATACTGCTGAACTTTATCGGCGCTAGTTTTATACAGCGTTTCAACGCCGCCTACAAGCTGCTCGTAATCTGCATAACTGTTAATTGCAAGTCCTGTCAACGCCGAAATTGCTGTTGCGCCTGCCGTAGTAGCGGCAACGGATACTTTCGCAACGTTCGTAGCAACGTTAAAGATGCCTTTTCCAACTGTTGAAGCGGCTGAACCAACCTTTCCGAACAGTCCTGTTAATCCGCTTGCGCTGCTTTTCGCATTTTTCAAGCCTTTCTCGTATTCGCTGGAATCCAGCGTGATTTTTGCGAAAAGGTCAAATACGTCCACTTACTCGCTCACCTCCTGCCGTTCTTTTGTTTTCAACCCATGCCGCGCCGCAAAGTCTTTGAAATCTGCCTGCACCTGTTCTGGTGTCCGTGTATCCACTTTAGGAGGGTGGATAATGTCAATATATCTCGCTGGCCTGTCCTTTACGCCTGTCACAGCTACCACAAGGCTCCACGCACTGTCTGTCATGTACACTCTGTACAGCTGCTCTTCGGAATCAGCTTTTAAAGCGTAAGGCAGCGCCGACACAAGCGCCTTTGCGCTCAGTTTCGGCATTTTCAGCAGTACAGGGATTACTTGTTCTGCCCGCCACCGAGATACGATTTGAAAAAATCAACAAATCCCTTATCGTTTAGCAGGTCAGCAACCTGCTTGCAGGTGATAAGGAAATTCTGCTTGCCAATTTCTTCCACCGTCAGGCCGTTGAACGGAGCAAGAATTGCGTACACATCCTCGCGGTGCTGCTTCAACGCAATGTTCAGCAGCTTAACAATTTTCGCAAGGCCAAAACGCTGCATTGCAATACGGGTCGTTTCGCCCTTCGGCATCGCTTTCTGCATCTCTTTCACAAGCGCTTCATCATTGATCAGGTTTGTGATGGGCTGCGCGATTTGCAAAACGACTTCCATCGCTTCGTCAGTGCTAAGTTCAGAAAAAATCCGCATTATGCTTCATCCTCTCCGGCCTTGATATACACCTCGCACGGCACAGTGTCCTGCGCGTTAATGGAGTAGTGCGCCGTGTATTCAAAGCTCATCTGGCCTTTTTCCTTGTCGCCCGTCTTCAAGCTGAAACCGCCGGTAGACAGCGTATTCATCATGTGAATGGCGCAGAAACCGCCGTTCGTAGTGCCGTGCTTGTCAGAGTAATCGCACAGCAGCCACAAATCGGTAAAGTCGCTGTCTTTCAGGTCGTTGCGCGGCGTGATTTTTGAAACCTTGGAAGTGGTTGTTTCCTCTGCTGCGCCAAGCATACTTTTTACATTAGCAGGAGATGCCGAAACATAAGTGCCACTGCACTTGACTTCCCAAGATTCAATCTGCGTCAGCTCTTTCATGTTCTTGGGACAGTTGTCGATGTCCTCGCCGAAGTCGGTAAAGCTTGGCACAGCCGTAAAGTTGATGCCGCCTGTCGTAGCGCCAAGCAGCGCACTTTCTTCCGGCGCAGTACCGGCAGTCGGGTCAAACGTAGTTGCAAGATAGCCAGCGTTCAAGACCAGTTCTTTGAACGCCGATTCTGGGATACGAGTAAATTTCATGCTTTCACCTCAATTTAGGCATAAAAATTCGGCGGTAACATTTATGTACCGCCGTTTTAGGTTTTTGTCTGTGTCATCTGCCAGAGATTGGCAGAACGGTGATCCGCGTTTTAACCAAATCAAGCCGCCATCTACCGGCAGCGTCACGCCGCCAATGCCCAGCGCGTCAGAAAGCTCAAGCGCCTTTGCATTGGGCACTGCTTCGCTCGTGGTATGGAACCACATGTTGACCGTCAGCGATACCGCCCCGCCGCCCCATGCGTCAAACACGGCATCATATGTCAGGTATGGGAGCACCGCGTCTTTCGGCACGGCGTTGCTGGGGTATGCGGTCATAAATTGCCCGAAAAACTGCTGTAATGCAGCGCCTTTTGTCATGTAGGCAATCCCTCCCGCAATCGTTCAGCCGTAAAACTTTTTAGGCCGTTCAGCATAGTGGAAGCGCTTGCCGGGGCTTGCTTTTCTTCCGGGCGGCTCGTGACCCGGAAATATGACCCGGTCGTCACGTCCTTGTACACGCTGCCGTACTCGATGGGCACATCTTTCCGCACAATGCCTGTATATACGCTGGTCACGCCCTGCGCTTCGGCCTGCCGTGCTTCAAGGCTGCTGTCCAGTGCAACGTAATTCGCAAACTCGGCGCCCTCTCTCCACTCGGTAGCATAGCCGCCTTCTCCGTCAGGCTTTGTCAGCTTGTCCATGATGATGCAGCTATGCGAAAAATCATCTAAAAGGCTCATAGCTTTCTCCATTTGTTCAGCCGAGAAGCAAACACGCCCTGCCAGCCCGTCACAGAGCCGCCAGAATTGCCGTTTGCGCTCGATTTGGTGTAACTATACCCTGCAAAACTCTCGCTTTGAAACGGGCTGTTTGCGGCGTTCTCATACTTGTTGCGCCATGCTTCCACATCCTCAACCAGAGAAATAAAGGCAGCGGGCACAGCCAGCGCCCACACAGCACCGTCAAACGTTTCATCGGTCAAACTGCCAGCACCGTACTGGTACACGCCATCGTTGAACACGCTCCCGATAATGCGGAAATATTGCCCTTCAACTAAAAAAGGCAGCGTAATGCTGCCGTCCTTGATGGTAAATGTGCCGCTGTACGCGCCATCCGGAACCTTAAACCAGTTCCGGCACTCTCGCATCAATTCTTCAAGCATTACGCTGCCCCCTTTTATCAGCCCTTGGTGTTTACAGCGGCCTTAGCCGCAGCAGGATTGACAGTGATAACCGCAATGCCGTCCAGGTACTCGGCCCACAGCGCCATGCCCATAACCGCAAAGCTCTCACCAACAGCAGTGCCATAGTTTCCCTGAGCGTGGAAGCCGATCAGGGGAGTTTCGCCGCTCACGGTGTAAGTCAGGCCCAGGCTCGAAAACTCGCTAGAGGGGTCAACATAGTACAGGTCAATGTTTTCAACGGGGGTTGCAATGACCTTGTTGCGGGCAATCTGAGTTGCGGGCAGCAGGAACAGGGTGCTATAGCCCATAAAGTTCTTGATGTAGGTCAGGCCGAAAGCGTTCTGCACGGTCACCTGCGCACTGCCCAGATAGTCGTAAGCATCCAGGATGTTCGCAAAGCCGACTACTTCGGTCACATCCTTCTGAATGGTGGCAAACTTGTTCAGCACCTCGCCCTGTGCCTTCGCCAGAGCGGCCTGCCAGGAGGCAGCTTCGCCGGTCAGGTTGCCGGTGTTCAAGAAGGTGTAGAATTTGCTCATCACCACGTTTTGCAGCTTGGTGAGGAAAGCATCGTCGGACTTCTGTACGGCAATAGTCGCGCCATACTTGTCCACATCCTCGATGGGCACGGCTTTTGCGTACTTTTGCAGGGTGATGTCTTCCTTTGTGGCCGGGGTGATAGTGGTTTTGCTATAGGGGATTACAGCACCGGCGGGCACAGTGCCGCTCTCCAGCGCAACGCTAGCGGTGTAAGAAACCAGCGAGGTGCCCGCCTGCTTGCGGATGGGCCGCATGATGCCGTAGATTTCCCGCAGTGCCTCCCAGTTGTCGGCAAAGCGGGTCACAAAATCCAGCTCGCGAGCAGTCACGCCAGTGTAGACATTGGGCAAACTGTCGCGGGGGGTGGTCAGGGTTTCAACTTTAGTTGCTGCCATTTTAAGGCTCCTTTCATGTGTTCTGGTTGTTCAGATTTTCTTCGATTGCCTTCAGGCGTGCTTCATAATCCATGACATAGCGCCCTTTTTCATCTTTTTTGTAGATGTCGGCCATTGTGAGATTTGCGCCGCCGCTGTTGGCGGGCGGGGTGGGCGTGTCGGCTCCCTTTGTGCTGGTGGTGGTGATGTACTCGCTGTAACTGTCCTTCAAGTTCTTTTCCAGCTTGTCAGCCTCTTTCACAGCTCCGTCATCGTTCAGCTCCAGCGCATCAAGCAGGCCGTCAGCCTTTGCCAGCTTCGCCACGCTCTGCAAGCGCTTTTCGGATACGCCGATTTTCTTCAGCACGGCTTCCACTGCCTTTTCTTTGGCAGCTGTCGTCTTTTCGGCATCAACGGTCTTTTTGTAATCCTCAAAAGCCTTGTGCTCGGATTCATACTTTTCCTTGTAACCGTCATCGCCCTTTCCTTTCAGGTCGTCCAGTTCCTTTTGAACGCCGGGAAGCTTTTCCGCATCGGCTTTATAGCGGTCAACGTCCGCTTTCAAACCGTTTACGGTGTCAGTGTGGGCTTCAATAATAGTGTCCTGCTGCTCTTCGGTCAGCCCCATACCTTTCAGCAGCTTGCGAGTAATAGCCAATGTTTTCGCTCCTTTTCTTCGGTGTCAGTTCTTCGACATTCGCGTTTTATTCAAAACGGCAATGCTTCGCCGTTTTTGCGTATGAAAATAGCACCTGCCGTAAATGCGGTAGATGCTAATAAAAAGAGCCGGAAGGCTTATTTGCCTTTCAACTCTTGTTCGATAATTCTGTTATACTGCGCGGAATGGTCTGCCACTGCGGGCTTGATGTACGGTTTTGCGCGTTGGCCGTGCGTCAAATGCCAATCGCCTTTTTCGTCTTGATACACCCACGGCGTTTGTCTGCCGCCCGGATAGTAAATGCCCGTGCCGCACTCAACGTATACGCCGTATTCGCTGTTTGTGCCTACGTAGGCAGCCCGTTCGCCGTTGTCTGCTACTGTATGAGTAATGCTGTTGCGTAGGTTGCCTGTGTCTACTGGGCACAGCTTTTTAGCGTATCCTTCAGCCACAAGCCCGCACTTTTCCAGCGCCCGCTGGCAAGCCGCTTCAAGCTCTTTGTAAACTTCAGCGCTGTGGTCTTCAAGTCGTATCTGCATTGCGTTTCCACCGCGCCCACTCTGCATAGGTCATATCTTCCACAAGCACAGATTCCCCCGTTTCGGGGTCTCTGGCGCGTCTGCCTCCGCTGCTTGTATCCTCGCCGTCAACCTCTGCAATCTGCGTGCAGCGGCAGTTATACACAAGATAGCCAGGTGCGGAACTGTCTCCAGGATACATAATCTCGTAACCGTCAACCTTAAACGGCTTGTCAACGTCTACTGTCTGGCCGTCTAGCACTGCATGGGCGTGGCGTGTGCGGTTGTCCAGCGTTGCCATCCATTGCTTTTTCAGCTTTATGCCCATGTCCTGCGCTGCGCGGTAAGTGTCTAGCCGTCCCGCGTTCTGCGCTGCTGTAATGGCTGTCCGCGCCGTTCTGATAGCGCTTGCGCGGCTCATATCATGCATACGGCTTTGTAAGTCATCCGCAATCTTGCCAATGCCTTTTCCTTGCAGGATGGAGCTTGTGACGCTGGCTGTAATCTGCTGCTTGCCGTATTTCAAATCAATGCCGCGCTGCAATGCCCGCTTTGGCGGGTAGTACGGCATCAAGTCAGGCTGTTCCACAATCAGACGTTTCACTGTCTGCTCATCCCACAGCGTAAAGTCCGCTTTGTCGGAAACCTGCTCGATTTTGTAAGCTTCGTAATTGCGGTTCAAGCTGTAAATGCCCGGCGTAGCGTCATTGACGTATGCCACAGCCGTTGCATTGGCATCGGTGTATCTGGTTGCCACTTTATCCCGCAGCGCCTTAAAACGCTCCCCACGCCCTATCTGCGCAAGCCGCCATTGCTTGTACTGCTGCTCGGTGATTTCACTTTTTTCCAGCTTTTCAAGCATAGCCGCATCGCGCTTGTCAAACTGTTCAAAATACGTTTTTACGGTTTCGGCAAGTTCACCCGCCGCTTGCTCGTATATCTTGGAAATGCGCTGCTCCAGCAAAGCAAGCTGCTTATCCGTTTCTTTGTGTGCGTAATCAGGTTTCATTTACGTCTACTTCCACGTCGACTTGCTGTTGCCTTTCTCTGAGCCCGTTTGTTTCCACCCATCTGCGCATCCATTGTATTTAAGAAGTTGCTTGTTGCTTTTCTATCAGCTCTATAAGCTTCTTGTTTTTTTTCATATTGCTTTTTATTATATGTTTTTACGCCATATCCCAGATTTTGCGCGTTTCCCATGATTTGTGATGCTGATAAATTGATAGAATCACCATTTTCGCTATAAACTTTGCCGTTTTTGACAACATACCCAGCGCGTGCCCCATCCATATCAATATCAAACGCAACAACGCCGCGCGGTGTTCCACTGCCGCCCCTGCCGCTTCCAGAACCTCTACCGCCCATTCTCGCATCTCCTTCTTACTCGCTTATAATATGGCTGAATCCTAGTAACGTTCCAGTCAAATTCTTCAGGGCATTTGCCATACCACAAAATCTCACTGGGTTCAAGCCTTGCCAATGCCGCCCGAACGCCTTTTTCAAACAGCGCTTGATTCTGCTTGCTTTTCTGCGTTCCCACGCTAGAAATCGCCACAATCGAATGTTGTGGCTCGCCGTCAAAACACCACTCGTAGCTTTGTTTATTGCTCCAACACAGGGTTGGCACAACGTGAATCCCGCATTGCTGCCAGTATGCCGCCAGCCAGTGCTTGCGATAGTGATTGTATATCTGCATAGCAAGCGGCATATCTGTATACATTGAGAAATCAGGCGCACACACAGCGCCAAATTTTTGAAGCAACGGAATGTACTTGTCCGGCTGATTCCACACCCTTTGGAATTGATAATCATCCACGAAGAAGTGAACGCCTTTTGTTGCGCAGTCCGTACAGGTTTTAGCAAAGTTGAACGGAATCCATTCCAGATGCCGCACATCAATGTGTTCCGGCTGGATAATCGGCGTATCGTATTTGCCAACGCCTAAAAAGTTGGCTTTTTCGAGGTTTTCAAAATTCAGCATACAGGCTACCTACGCTGCTTAATAATTTTTTTCGTTATCTGCGGCTTATTCTTTTTTATCAATCCGTCAGGCATAATAATTCCTGTTTCTATTGTGGTTTTTTCTATCATGCCGTTCTTTCTGGGGTCGATAAATTTACCACCGCCAACGTCTTGGAATTTTTGAATTTTTGTATATTCGTATCCAATGCCGCCATCTTTTTGTTTTGTAAACGTGGGTTCTGTGTTGTAGTCGCGTTTCACAATTCTGGTTAGGTTGCTAATAAGCTGGTTTTGGCGGGCTGTCCCACTAACCTTGCTCCAGCCGCCGCGGCTACTTCCTGATCCTCTTCCTCCCATTTCGATTTTCTCCTTTCAATCTCTTTTCATTCATTTCCAGTCGTGCGGTCTAACGTTTCAGCCGCTTTTCGGCGCATTAAATCCTCAAACTGGTCTGCGTCGCCGAGAATGGTCAATAGCTTGCGCGTGATGTACTCGTCGTCGTAATATTCCGCTCCGAGCAAGACCGTCTGCGCCTCTTCCTGCTTGTTGATAATTTGATTGCGCGTGTATGTCGGATCGTCATCAAGACCTGCAACCGCCAAAATGCCCTTAATGCAGCGCGTCACGCAACTTTCAAATTTGTCCGTTTTCAGGTCGAGTGGCACATAACTGGCCTTGATAGCCGTTGCAGTTTGGTTCCCAGCGCTAACAGCCGCAGAATCAAACGCCTGGAAGTCCTCGTATAGCTTCTTTGTGAGCATATCAATAGTCGCCTGCGTGCCTTGGAACGGAGCTTCGATGCTCTGTGGCGTGGCCTTTGCGCCCTCGTCACCGTCAGCGTGGGCGACATGGGTCGTTTTAAGACGCTCGATGAACTTTGTATCGTCCTGCTCGTCCATGCCTCCGCAGTTGGTCAACACCCAGAAAATCAGGTTGCCTTCGTCAACGTTGTTTACCATGTTGGAGCTAGCAAGGTCGAGCGCGTCAATGGTATTCTGTCTTCCCTGTAGCTCGCTGTGGGCCTGCTCGCCGTTTTTCAGCGGGATAATAGGAAATCCGGGATAGTTCTCACCGTCATAAATTTCTGTGCCGTCTGCCTCGCTGGTGCGCAGCTTCAACTTGTAGGCGCGTTTCGGCTTGAGAATCGCCATATCATCGCTTTTGGGCTTTAGATACTCTGTGTAGCCGTCAAGCTCGTACAGCGTGGCGCGCAGCGGCTTATTGTCTGCCACCTGCCAGAAACGGA